TTTTTGCCACATCATTCATTGAAGAAAATACTTTAATGTCCAATAAATCTTCAACAACTTCTCTTCTATGCTGAGAAGAAAGTTGCATGAATGGAACAAAATTTGATGATCCTAAAATGATAATTTGAGTGAATGACTTGTAATTCAACTTCAATACAGATTGTTCCAACCATTTCTGTTGGTCATTAGATGAGGATGCTTGATCCAATAAAACTCCCTCTCTGTAAATCTCAAACAGAGTGGGTTTCATCCCTCTTCTAATTTTATAATTTTTTTGACTGACTGATAACTCAATCTCAACTAAACAGTCTTTTTCATTAATACTATTAATTAATTGGTTTTTATTAATCTTCCTAAAAGGTTTATTAAACAAAACAAAAGTAAGAGCATCTAGAATAGTGCTTTTGCCAGCACCATTATGCCCAACAATTAGGGTTGCTGTTTGTTGATCTAACTTAATTTCTGTCCAATAGTTTCCAGAAGAAAGAAAATTTTTATATCTCAGGTTCTGAAACTTTATCATAATCTGGAGGAACTACAATATCATCTGTGGTAATTATAGCATAGTTGTAATCCAAATGATCACAAGCCATGATTGCAACTTGAGGATTAACCTCAGTGACTTCCATTTCTGGATAATCTAACTCTTCTAACATTGAAAGATATCTTTGGGCATCATCTTCTTCTTCAAACATGAACAAGACTTTTTCGCCATTTCTATTCTCAACAGCAAATGCTCCTTCTCTATCTTCCTCTGCAACTGTTAGTATGTACATTTTACATCTGAAATGACTCTTGATAAATTGACTGTATCAATTCTTTTACTCTATTCTTATTTAACTTGATTTCAGATTCATCCACATATTTTTTAAGAAGAGAAAGAGTATCTTCTTGTTCAACCATTTCATCAGCATCAAACTGTTCATTGATCTTTACTGTCTCAATGACTTTGAGTTCTTGTGGTTGAGATTTAATTAAAAGATCAAGAAATTTATCAAACTTCTTTTGATCTGTTTTATTTTTAACTACAAGTTTTACCATGCATCCTGTATATGGAGACAGGTCTTTTTCAACTTGTTCTTCATCATAATTGCAAATCTTAAACATCTCAAATGGATTGTTTATGTATTGCAAATCATTAGTCTTTGTATCCCAAACAGAAAACCCTCTAGTATCCCCATAATCATTCCAATAAAGTTGATATGGATTACCCAGATAGTAAATCTTACCATCATCACTTCTAGTGTGATAATGTCCAGAAAAAACTTTATCAAATTTTTGGAATGCAGACTTATCTCTTCCACCTTCCTGTACATGCCCTCTATGGGCATAGAACCCTGTCAATTCCAAATGACCCATAGCTACCCTTGATGAGGTGTTTTGAATTGCTGCTAGGGTTTCTGATTCGCTATCTGGCGTAATCCAGGGAATGAATAGAACTTGCTGTTCCCCAACTTGAACATTAGTTGGTTTAGTGTATATGTTAATGGACTTATATCCATCAAGCAACAATTCAGGACTATTCAGTTTATTTGTATTCTTATAAAAGATATCATGATTACCAAGAACTAAATGGACCTTATACTTTCTCAAAGGTTCTAGAATTACCCTTTTAGTCCATTCAATACTCCAATAATCAGTTGCTCGACGATTATCAAAGATATCGCCTAAGTGAATAACTGTATTAATCTTATTCTTTTCTAAGAATGGGAAGAATACTTTATTATAAAATTTCTCAAAATAATCATGGAATACTTGACTTCCTTTTTTAAAATTATAATGAGTATCAGTTATTATTGCTACCTTCATGAAAATCTATAATTAATACCATCTTTAATATTATTCATATCTGATGAAGTATATCCTAGTTCAGATGTATCAGCAAAGAAAACTTCATCAAATCCAGACCTTTCAATGATCTTAGTTTTAATCTCAAGTTGTTTCTTTTCCTTAGCAATTCTCCTTAGGAATGCATAATAAACAATTTGTGTAAAATATGCAAATGGGTTTGTCCTTTCAACATCAAAATTGTCTATGTATTGAATGCAATTTTCAATCCCATCACAAATCATGTCGTCCTTAAACATGTAATTGACAAAGTTTGGTTTGTATGATAAGTGTGTAGCGATCTTCAAAAAGCACTCACCAAGATAGTTAGTGATCCTTGGTTTAGGAAGACCACTTTCTTTGGCAGCAATGACCTTCTTCTTATACTCAACCAGAGCAAGATGAAACTCTTTATTGCTTACATAGTGTTCTGATCTCTTTTTTCCTTTGGACATTACTGCTAACATAAAATAATTTTATAAGTGTTCAAATAGTACCATTATTATAACCTTTTGACAAGGAGTTGACAAGTTGTTTGAATGTGAGTAGGATAACTCTGTGGGGTTTCAAAAAAAGTAATACTTAACTATTTCTATAAGTCTTTTCTAGAGTCTTTCTTGCTTCATCTACTTTAGAGATGAGACCCATTTTTCTATCTATAGGCACTCTTGAAGCTGCCCTATTAAATTTATGATAGACATTAATGATGTCTTGATCACTCACCTCAGTCATGGTGATAACTTTAGACATATCAACAATATACATATCATCATCTGGAATGTTCATCCAGGGTTCTACCTTATAACCAACAATAGATCCAGTTTTAGTCATCATTGGAGTGATGATAACAGGACTGTCAAGAATCAATAGTGTTCTATCCTCTTCTTCGGAGACAGAAACTAACGAAAAGATTTCTTCACCTGATACTAGTTTAATTGCTGCATAAAATTCTTCTTCCATCATTTTTTAAAATCTATGGTAATTATTTCATAATCAAAATTTTCTTCATTGTAGATTTTTATTCTTTCAACTAAATGGTTTAGAGTATAATTTCTTTTCCCATTGTGGGTTAAATCATCTGCAATGTCATATAATGTTGCTGAAACTTTTTCTTTTCCTTTTCTTAAAACTCTTCCTATACTTTGGAGGTTTCTGATTCTGGATTTGCTTGGTGATGCAAAGACAACATTGTGTAAGTTTCTAATATTGATACCTGTACTAAAAGTGCCATAAGAAGCAACAATAATTGCATTTGTCTCTTCCTCGGTAATTTTTCTTACTAATTCTCTTTCTTCAGTATCCACTCCACCATGGATGAAAAAAACTTTTCTATTTTCACCAACATGCTTATTTATGAGTTGGTAAAGTGGGTCCCCATGAGTTGCAACTCTGTTAAAAAGAACTAAAGTGTTTCCTTTTAGATCCTTCACCAAATTTTTTATAAACTTGTTTCTTTTTGTATTGCCTATTAAAAGTTGAACTTCTTCTTCATAGTCATTGATTTTTTGAGGTTCATGCTTTAGAAGTAGAACTTTAATTTTTAATTTAGACAGATATCCTTGCTTAATTAATTCATCAGTTTTAATTAACTTGTAAGTAGGACCAAATAAACCTTCAAGAACTAGTTTATGAGTTTGAGATCCATCTAAAGTTCCAGTAAATCCAAATCTATATTTTGCATCATGAAGGTTTGACATGATGTTAATTAAAGACTTAGATTTAAATTGATGTGCTTCATCTCCAATCACAACATCAAAGTTTGAAAAATAATTTTTGTCTAATTTATAAATGGATTGCCAAGTAGATATGGTCACTGCCATAGGAGATACTCTTTCTGACCCACCATAGACTTTGTGACAGTAATCAGATGAATTCCATCCATAGTCTTCAAAGTCCTTATACATCTGCTCTACAAGGGATGTAGTAGGGACTACAAGAAGTATTTTCAATCCCTTCTCTACGAAATATCTGACTACAGAATAAATCATCAAAGATTTACCAGATGCAGTTGGAGAAAGTAATAACTTTCTTTTATACCTTAGAGCATCATAAACTCCCTGAACTTGATAATCTCTTGGTTCATGAGAGCAAATACTTTTCATGTAATCTCTAACACCTTCAAAAGAAATAGACTCATCTATTTCTCCTGGGAGACCATAGTATTTGTTCTCTGATAGTTCAAATTTATAATTATGGTTATCGCAAAAAGAAATTAATTTGTCCAAAAGACCAGCATAGATTTCGCCAGTTTGGACATTAAATAATCTGATTTTCCCATCCCAATGCTTGCTTCTAAATTGAGGCATAAACTTTGCACCAGGAACATCAAAAGTAAATTGATCACTCAATTCGTATTTGATATGTGGATCACAATCTATCTTTAAATAAATTTCATTCTTTTTTGTAATAACTAAATCTGACATTACATACCTGCCTGGAATCTCAAAAAGTCAATTGAGTTTTTAATTTGATAGGTCCTATTGGAAATCATCTTTAAGACTTCCTCAAGATATTTTAATATTGTATCATAATAATCAATCTTAAGTAAGACTTTATTTAAATGCTCATCTGCATCTAAGTATCTTGTTAAACTTTCTTTGTCTCTAATTTTGTAAGGAAAAGGTTCATCTTTATAAACTTCTGGATCTGCTTTTCCAGAATAAAAGTTAGACCTTTCTAATTTTTTAACTTTGTAACTAATTAATGCTTGCTTTCTTAAAAGTGTTACATTGTTATAGACTTCATAATATTTTGAATGTAGTAGTGGAACTTTTAAAGATTCATTGTGTAAGTCATCTATGTTGATTTCTGAATCTTCTTTCCACATCATTTGAATTTCATCAAGAGAAATCATAAAGGTGTTCCTGTTGCATCAACTATTTTGTAGTAAGTATACTTGAAATTAACCTCTGCAGTAAAATATCTAATGTCTTCTTGTGTGGCATCAAATTGCAGAGTTGAAAGGTATGATGGGAACATACCATAATAAACTACCTGGGCACTGATTTGATAATTGCTGTTTAGTATTTGAAGAGTTCCATCTGACTCTTCATAGAATCTTCCTTTATTAAATCCAGGAATTGATTCCAATTCTGATTCAGTTCTTAAATCATCATACTGTTCTAAACTGTATGGGAATCCTAAACCTCTCATCCAATTTTGGATTTCCATATAATTTTCAAGATTTTCATCTACTAAGAAACGTAGACTAAAATCTTCAAAATTCATCTTGTCACCTGGAATATCAATGTTCTTTCCAAAACGAGTTTGGATAGCAGATCCTAAAGTGATTGAAGGAATGTTTGCTGAGTTAGCAAAGAAATCAACTTTAGGTGCCTTTTGTAATTTAAATTTGAAACCAACAGGAGATAAAAAATTTCTGTTTCCTGGTTGGTTTGCCCAAGGACTGGTTGCCATTTTTTGAACTATTTATCCCATAAAAAAAGGACCCCCTGAGGGGTCCTTGAAGAGTTGGAAAAGAACTCACATAAGGTTGAGAACTTGTACTCTTCTGTAGTATCTGTTGGTATTCTGTTGGATTCTGCCAAGACCCTGATCGGTACCTTCTGCAAATGGGTTTGCAACCATACCATATCTGGTCTTGAAGCCAATCTTAGGCTGGAAGGTGTCCTGACCAACTGCACGTACCATCTGGAGAGGTACATATGGGCAGTAGAACAGACCAGCATCATAAGGATTGGTTCCCTTATATCCTACAACATAGTACTGCTCAGCAGCTAGGTTTGCGGAATATGGGTCAATGTAGACCTTGAACTTACCATTGAGAACACCAGCAAAGGTATTGCCAGTATCATCAACATTCAGGTTAGCATTGAGTGCAGGGGTGTAATCAAGAAGTCCTGCCATTGTGAGTGCAGAAGCAACATCAGCAGAACAAAGGATTACATTACCCTTCCCTCTTCTTGTTCTTTGAGCGATAGCATTAGCATCTCTCTCAAGTTGGAACAGAAGACCTTTGAACTTCTCAACTGACCATCTACCATTGGAGTCTACATCCAGGTCAAATCTACCTGCATTAGCAACATTGGTTTGTGCACCAGCTTCAGCAACCTTATAGATGGTTCTGATGATCTCTCTGTTGATCTCAGCAAGGATTTCAGTTGAGAGAATGTTTGCTAACTCAGCTTCAGCATCCAGACCATGGATTGCCTTGAGGTCCTGAGCAAGTTCCAGGGTGTACTCAGCCTTGAGTGCTCTTGACTTTGCAGTAACTGAGAGCTTCTCAATGCTGAATGCCATTTGGTTGAACTGATTTCCATCAGCATCACCAAGTGCTTCAGCAGAAGCAGTGCCCATGCCTTGACCAGTCTTGTAGTCAACGCCAAGTGCACCAGCTGAGTTTAGAAGTGCAGGGTTTGAACCAGCTGCATTGCCACCAAGGGCAAATCCAGTTGTACCAAAACCTACAGATGCACCACCATCTGAACCTCCAGTGTAGTCACCTTGGGTTAGGGTTGCACCACTGTTCTGAGCAGAGTATGCAGTATCTGGCTCATTGAACAGAGCTTCAGTACCATTCTGGTTGACATATCTGGTTCTCATTGCAAAGATTAGTCCAGTAGGACCATTCATTGGTTGAACACCAGCCAGATCATATGCAACTAGGTTAGGCATTGATCTTCTGATCAGTGAGATCAGAACAGGATCAAAACCAGCTACAGGTCCACCAGCAGTTGCGTTTCCTGAGAAACCTGCAGCACCTGAACCTGCACCAGGGGTCGCCCCTGATAGGGTGTTGATGTTAGGAGCAGCTTCAGAAATGAAGGCTCTCTCTTCTCTTAAAAATCTTTCTTGGTTTTCTAGCAGTTGGGCGGTAACAGCTCTTTTGTAAGGATCCTTGATTTGATCAAGACCCTCTGCTTCCAGAAGAGGTTGCCACTTTCTCTGCAATTGTTCTGAAAGGAACATTTGCTTTTTCTCCTTGTTAGTCTTGTTAAAGTGTTTGTTTAACTACAAATATTTAGTATAACCTAGAATTCACTTGAATTTAGAAACTGCTCTCAAGTATGCACTCATTTGAGGTGTATAATCCTCAACATTTTCTTGAATGAGCACTTCTTCTCTTGTGGAACCTGTTGCTCTTGGGAAATATGATTCCTTCAGAGTTTCAAGTTTCTCACGATAGTCTGTCTCACTTTCAAACTCAACACCTTCTGCAAGACCTGCAAGTTTTTCCTTCTGAGTTAAAGCTAACCCTTCAGCAACTTCATTAAAAATAGTATCACTTACAGACTCACTTAGTCTTTGATTTAGTAGAACATTTCTTTCGATTTGTTCGTTGAGTTTTGACTCCATTTCATCTAGTCTTTCGACCATACCCTCTAATACATCATATCTATCTTCAGGGATTTCTACATAATGTTCTTCAAAAAGTCCTTTTAGACCAGTCATAAAGGACTCTGAGAGTTCTGACTTGATGCCATTTTCAATTTGAAGAGCATTCTCTTCAATCCATTCTTCTGCAACATACTCAAGGTAGGCATCCACTCTTTGAGTAAGTTCTTGTCTGATTGCGGTAACTTCTTCTACAAGATCATTCTTATACTGCTCTTGCATTACTTCCATGGCAGCAACAAGTTTTGCCTTGACTGCTGCTTCAAAAATAGTTGCTGCTTTTGTAGTGAAAGTTTCTGATAACTCTTCTCCCTCAGTGAGGGCATTGATGTCATCAGTGTAGTCTACTTCTGTATTGATAATGTTTTCAATTTTCTCTTTCAATGAAAGAGTTTCTTCTTCAACTACTTCTTCCTCACCAGCATCTTCGCCTTCTTCTACTTGATCCTCTTCAACTTCTTCTGACTCAAGAACCAGATCCTCCTCTTCTGTTTCTGTCTCTTCATAAGACATAGCAGATTTGTTGGCATGTTGCATTGGGTCAGGACCCTTTGCACCTCTGTGTTGTACATCTCTTACTGCCTTAAGTCTGGCAGCAGGAGTCTTGTACTTGTTTGACTCGTCATCTGGTTTTGAGTTCTGAGGAGTTGGACCTCCCAAATCTTCTACTCCATTAACAAGACCTTCACCTGGGATGGTTGCTTTTTGCATACCTTCGCCTGGTTTAGCACCCTTGTTTACTGAAGTGACAGATTTTTTAGTAGATACTTCCATTTCTTGTAAATCGTTACCGACACTCATTTGTATACTCCGAATAAAAATCTTTGATTTATTCTATATTTATTTATAAATTACAGATTTAACAAATAATCACCAAACAATTGAAGTTTGGCTTTTTCATCCAGTTTTTTCTGTTCTGAAAGTTTTTCAACTTTCTTTTTGGTGTGAGAGGCATTCATTTCTTTAAGAACACCACCATCCCATACCCACTCTTTACCTTCCATGATTCCTTCAACAAAGGCATCGGGCGCGGAAGGATCTGCTACAATGTCTGCAGCAGTTGCAAGCATAAAGTCATCGCCAATATACTTGACACCATTTCTTTCAACCAAAGATCCAATTCCTCTTGAGGAAACACCAAGTTTAACTCCTTCTCCAAGGAGTGACTTAGCAATGTTTCCCATAGGGGTATCAAGGATTTTTGCCTTGCCAATAAAATTATTTCCCTCTGATTTTAAACTTGTAATCATATGAGAAACTCTATCCAGATTTACTGTTGGTCCATCTGGATGTCCAAGTTCTCCAAGAGCTCTACCTTGTTTGATAAAACTTTCATGATATTTTTGAACTTCTCTAGCAAGCACTTCCATTGGATAGCATCTGCCATTTCTATTAGTCACTTCTGCTTGTAGAAATGGACCCTGAATGTACAGGGTTTGCTTTCCATTTTTTTCCTCAGTAATAATTTCTACTGATTCTATTTCTTCCGTGATGAGTTTCATGGTCATGCTTGTGCTGTGGTTTGTACTTCTGAAATGTAAACTCCTGTAGCAGTTCCACCTAATCCATATGCAGCAACCTTAACGCTTCTTGCTACATATGCTCCACTCACACTGGTGATTGGACCAGTGGCAGTAGAGTTAAAACTAACAGTTATGGTGCTATCAGTTTTTCCAATTACTTGGTTATGGTTTGTATTTATTCCTGTAGGAGATGCTCCTACAATGGAAACAAAATCACCAATTATAAAAGGATTTCCGGAATTTTCCCCAAAAGAAACAACAGTTGTTGCTCCAGTAGTTATTCCAGAAATAGTTTGCTTAGCAATTCTTTCCTTTAAAATTTCTGGTTGATATTGAGTAACTGCAAAATCACTAGTTGTTGCAGTTGGATTAGTGCCAATTGCAACAGCAACAGCAGCACCAACTGGAACAATTCTAATTAATCCAGTGTTTAAAGTGATAGATGTGCTTTGAGTAGAAGCTGCACCTGCACTGGTTATTGGTGCCACTGTTTGCACTAGTTTTGTTGCCATAATTAATTACTCTTCCTCTTGGGTAAACATTAGTTGCGCAATTCCTGGTTTCAATTCATCAATAATACCTGAAGATTTTGTATACAAAATCTCTTTAATTTTGTCGGTAACTTCTTCTGGAGAACCTCCAGCAAGTACCATGTCCATTAATTCAGAAGTAGGATTCATAAAAATACTAGATATATGAAATTATTTATATTTCCGCACCTTTGGCATTAATTGAAGTTGCCTTATTAGCACTAGAAAGATCTGGTTCTTTTGGATTTGCCCCTAAAGTTTGATTACCTGCTGCCATAGGATCTAGAGGCATTCCATCTGGACCAACTGCTGGCATTAGTTTGGGATCAGGATAATCTCCATTCTTAATTTCCTTTTTGATCAATTGATCTTCATCAACAATTTCTTGATCAGTTTGTCTTAGGATCTTTCTTCTTACATAGTCTCTTGAGTAGTAAGTTCCAATATAAGGTTCAATTGCAACCATAAGATTTAATCTCTCATTCATCAACTCTGTATCTTTGAGTTCTGAGAAATGTCCATCATAAAGATAATCATACTGAATATGATCACTCATTTTTTCCCAATCTTCTGGGGTTACAATGTTCTTTAAGATAAGTTGAGTCTTAAGAAGATCATGGAAGACATTGCTAAATCTTTTTCTTAATCTTCCAACAAACTTACCAAACATCAGTTCATCTCTAAGAATTTCAGATGATCTTCCTAGATTAAACCCACCATCAGATGCAGTTCTTGACTCAGGAACATTTAATGCTCTGAATAGTTTCTTTTGGAAATATTGAACATCAGTAAGTTCCCCAAGATTTTGACCACCTGGAAGAGTTGTAATTTCAGTTCCTCTACCACCTTCTCTTCTTGGAAGCCAAAAATCTTCCATCATGCTCATGAACTTTTTGTCATCACGCATTTCACCAGTATTGGCATCATACACAAGTTTATTTCTATACCTGTTCATGACATCTCTAAGGTATTGCTCTGCCTTTACCTTAGGAAGATTGCCTACATCAATATAGAAAATTCTTCGTTCTGGTGCTCTTGAAAGTCTGTAAATGACAAGAGCATCCTCAATCATTCTAAGTTGATTGAGTGCCTTAATTGCTTTATGGAGATATGATAATGTAAGTTGCCTATTTCTATCTACAAGTCCAGAGGTAACAAAAGTTACTGCATCTTTAGCAATGGGGATTCCTTTGCTTGCTGCAGCAGTTTTTTGAATATGACCTTGTGGGAAATACAGGAAGTATTCTTCAATTTCAGGTTCATTGAAGTCACTTGCTTCCTGTCTAGTATTGTAGATTCCAGCAAAATTATCTCTTACTTTCTTTTCCTTTCTGATATACTTAACCTTCAAAGCATCCATGAATCTAATATCTTGGATACCTTCTTCTGGTTTTTTAAGGTCTACAACTTTATGGTATAAGATTCTTCCATCCACATACCAATTCTTAAAAATTTCATGGGACTTTTTATCAAAGTCCATTAAATCTTTAATATATTTAAACTCTTCTCTAATGATTTTCTTCAATCCATCACTAGCATTTAAATTGCTTAGTTCAATTTCAACAGGAGAATCATTTAGATCGCTGACAATAGCTTCATTAATAACGTTTTCAATGGCACTATCACACTCAGGGTGAAGTGCCATTTCTCTATACCTTTTGATAAGGTCGTATTCATTTCTAAATACACCTTCAATATCTACATACTGCCCATAAAATCCACTAGTTAGATAGTAATCAACCCCATCCTCGTTATTTTCGGGGACAGGGGATATAGCAGATTTAGGTAACTGGTTTTCGTCCTCAATTGAAAAACCAAAAAGTTTTGCCATTGTATAATTTTAAACTGTAAAAGTATTTAGACTACCTGAGAAGAGGCAGTATTAGAAGCATCTGCTGCTTCCCACCATTGAACTTGCAGATCTACAGTGAACTCTTCAATTTCATTTTCATTGTTGTATGAAACATCAATTTGAGAAACATTGGTTGGGAATACTCCATGAATCTTGTATGTTCTTAGAACATCAATTTCTCCACCTGCAGTTCCTTTTGTGTTGAGTCCTGTATACTTACCTCTTGAGAGTTGTGATACAGTTACATCAGTTTGATACTCTGAAGGATCAATAGTTCCACTTCCATCTGAAACTTTAACAATATAATTCATCCATCTTTCAAAGATGTTTCTCCACTTAAAGTCAGTGTCATTAATGACTGTGATGGTCCAAACATCAAAGGTTCTGTCTCCTGCAACCTTTAGAGTTCTACCTCTGAAAGGAACTGGGATTTCAGTAATGGTTGAAGCTGGTAGACCTGCTGCTTTAATAAGCATGTGGTCATCTGAATTTACTTGATCTCCAAATGGGAAAGCAAAATTGCCTCCCAACTCACTGCCAAAAGAAACCTCAAAGAGATTGCTTCTGGCACCACCGCCCTTCATCTGGGACTTAAACTTATCAATAGTTCTTTCGCTAAAGTTAGGCATTGTTTTTACTCCTATTTAGATTAGACTGTTCCTACAACTGTCTCAAAGGAGACCCCAGTTCTAGTTGCAACAAATGTCAGACCAATGAAGTTGATGCTTCTTGCTGGTTTTACAAAGATGTCAGCAACAAATTCATTTCTATCAATTACATCAGGAGTGTTGTTTGACTCATCACAAACAAGGAGGAAATCAGTGATTCCTCTCTTAACTTGAACATCTCTTAGATATGGTTCAACAATATTGATGAAGTTTGCTCTTGTTGCAGCATCATTGAATTCAAAGAGTTGAGAATCAGCAGCACCTTTGATTGCCTGCTCAATTGTGATGAACAGTCTTCTAACATTAATTCTATCAAATGCTGATTGATATGACAGTCCAGTTTTGTCTCCAAATAGAATGATACCTGATCCTGGTGAAGAGATAATAGGATTAACTCTTTGTGAATAGAGTTGGTCTCTATCTCCTTGTGATGGATTGTATGCAAGTTTAATTGCAAACTTTAGGCTTCCTCTGGTCTTGCCAGCTGGTGAGTACCAAGGGAATTGATTAATATCAGTTCTTACACAGAGTCCAGCAACATCAGATGAACATGGCATGTAGACAAACTGTTGATTAAATCTATCATACACATACTGATAACCACTATCAAAAACAGCATATGATGAAGATGTTAGTGAACTGAAGAATGATAGTGTATTTGCTAACTGAGCAGCAGTGGTTGACACATTTACCACACCTTGTCTATAAGGTGAAATGAATGCAACACAATCTTTTCTGCTTTCTGCAATGCTGATTAGTTTGTTTGCTTTAGCTTGCTCAATTTCTTTTCCTGAAGAAGCACTTCCCTGAAGAAGGAATGAAATAGTTGTGTCAGCATCATTTGTAAATTTGTCATAGGAAGACATTAGATCTGCAAGATCTACACTGTATCCACCAATGTTTGCTGTTTGTCCAACTCCAGTGCTGTAGTCTTTACCACCACCTAAAGTGAAGGATGCATTTCCAATTGAGTTGAATGTAGTTCCTTCTGCAACTGTTCCCCAAACACCTGAGGTTGTAGATGCTGCAGTAAGTCCTGAACTAAATCTAACTGCTCTTGGGGTTGTTCCCCAATAAGCATCTGCAGTATCTCCAAGAGATTTGCCACCATAAATGTACTGAGAGTTCAGTGCAATGTAATCTTTGTAGTAAACCTTTGTTGATGGAGAAACAGTGGTATCAGTTGCTTTAGATACATTGATAAACTTCTCAAGAATTGTCTGAGGAGTTCCACTGATGTTATTTGACTTTTTGCTGTCAATGACAACAATGTGCATAGCATCGTTTGCCCCACCTCTGTCTGTTACATAACCATTAGTGGTTGGTTTGGGAGCAACACTCTTCCATGCTATGGTTGCAGAGTCCCCTCTGGCAGTGTCTAAAATGTTTTGATTGTTGTACCAATCTGAAACTGTGTTTCCTGAAACAGTTCCTAAGGTTCCACCAACACCAATGTTGATGTAATTTGTAGTTGTTCCTACTCCAAAAGCATAAGAACCATTCTCAGTGTATAGTTGAGAGGTTCTAGTTCCTCCAATTACTTTTGAAGTTACTCTTACATAGAACTCAGAAGATCCAAGTCCAGTAATAATTCCTTCTAGATAACCAGATGCTGCTGAGGTTGTTCCAACTCCAGCTACAATCCCAGTTAATGCTTGAGTTACTCCAGCACCAACTACAACAGTCCCAGTGGATACTCCTGAGATAATTTGGTCTGCAAGATGGTCAATGACACATACTTTTAGATCTTCTGACCAATATCCTGGGTTTTTTGCTGCCCAATACCAAGTGCTGTCTGTTGTGTGTGATGCCTGATAGTCATCAAAGTTTTCAATCTTCAATGACCCTACTGAAGAAACTCCAACAGCAGCATTGGCATTATTTAATTGTGTTCCACCACATCTTACTACATTTAAACTACCACCATAAGACAGGAAGTTGGATGCAGAGTACCAGTACTCATAGTGGTAATCATTTAAGGATGGAGTTCCAAAAGTTCTCTTTAACTCATCCTCATTTCTGATAGTTACAATTTGATTTACAGGTCCTTTTGCAAAAGGAGCTGCAATTCCTGCAGACAATGAAGTGGTATTTTGGATACCACCTCTTGTAAGATCTACCTCTCTTACATTGATACCTGGAGATGCTAAGCGTAAAGCCATTTTTACTCCTCTAATGCTTTCAGTTTTGCTCTAAAAGTATTTATAATTTGCTAACTTTAAATTGGGGAAACTGCCAGTGAACACCTACCAGTCAGGATATCCCCACTCTATTTTATGTTTATTGTGCTTTCTTGATTCCATTATTCTCTTTATTGTGCAAATTTTGCACTCATAAGAGTATGCAGATTTTAATTCTCCCCTGTGTTTACGAGTTAAATAAAATCCATCTATTAGGTCTTTAATTTCTCCACAAACTCTACATTTTCTTTCTGTAAGGAATAGATGCTCTAATTCAAATTGATCATCTAACTCCATCATTTATAATCCCACATATATGACATATCCCCATATTCATCTGTATGCCATACATCTCCATCAGCATCCACCTCTGCTGTTAATGCTTCTGTGCCATCCAATATAAACCCAAAAGGAGACATATCTTGCTCAATTTGATTTTTCTGTTCTTCATATAATCTTTTTCTGACATCTTGTTCTGTGAGTTCTTTGAAGTAGTCTTGAGCAACTAACCATGCATAGATGACCAAACACATTGCCAAGTCATCATTACATCCCTCTTCTGCTTCAAATGAGTTGTGTTTCTGAATGAATGTGGTTAACTCACTAATAATCTCATAGTCATTGAAGATTAGTTTGTCCTCCTCAATCATAGTCTTAAGATTAAGGCATCCAACTTTCTTAACTGTCTTGGACATTTTTAATCCAAGTTGGGTCTTTTTGCCTGAGAATCCTTGTCCTACTATTTGCCCTGCTCTGCCCCTCATAGAGCACATAAGAAGATTTTGGTACTCCAGGTCATATTGGATGATTGCTGCCACTTGATCCCCCACATCATTCACTTCACAGAGAATGTAAGCACTGTTGTATGCTTTTGCTACATCATAAATGATATTTGGGAATAGCATAGGTTTAATTTCATTATTCCTATACTTTGCTACAATCTTATGGGGGAAACTTGTGATATCAAAAATTACAAAAGCAGAGTAGTCACTACCAACTCCTCTTGCAACATCAACTGTAACTAAGTAATCTTTATCTGGATCTGCATCTTCATAAACATCCAATCCTTTATTTCTTTTGACTGGAGCATCATATACCAAACTCTTCAGTTTGCTTGGTGCAATCAAAGTATCAACAGATCCTAAAAATTCACATTCAAACTCAATTTTAAATTGTTGTTCTGAAGTATTGGCAATAGTTTGTTCTTTCCACTTTGCATCCCTTCCTGGAACTTCTGACCAGTGAACATCTGTTGGAATGTATTCATTTTTTCCCCTTTCTGCATCATGCCAAAGACGATAAAAATGGTTCATACCGTGTGGGGTAGAAACAATGATTACCTTTGTAGATTGTCCAGAAGAAATGGTAGGATATACAGATGCAAAGAAGTCATCTGCAAGATGGTTTTGAACGAATGCAAATTCATCAAGGAAGATGATGTTATAAGAACCACCTCTAACTGCAGATGCAGAAGTGGAAGCAGCAAGAATCTTGGAACCATTCTCCAGTTCCATAGAACCTTTGTTCCAGGCTAGGATGCCTTGCTGCAACCATTTGGGAAGGTTTTCATATGCAGTTTGTAATCTTGATAACAAATCTCTTGCAGTTGATGCTTTGTTTGCAAGAATGGCAATATTTACATTGTCATTAAAGATTGCATAATGAAGCAAATAAGATACAACAGTTGTAGATTTGCCTGTCTGGCGAGGCATCTTGCAAATATTAAATCTATTGCTATGGAAATTTTTAATTAATTTTTCTTGGAAGTCATATGGTTTAAATGGTTGAAGACCATGATCCAAGGTTACGATCTGTACATAATTTTTTGCAAAATATACAGGATCATTCTTACATTTAACAAATTCAATAATTTGTTCTTGTGAAAATTCAATTGAGGTATTTGCCTTTTTTAAAAGGGGATTACCTAAGTAAATGTTATCAGCCATAAATTAATAAATTTCTCTCCACTGAAGTGATGCAGCAACTTGAGCACCAGCACCAGCACTAGTTGATATTGTTCTTACAACAATTACATAAATTTCTGAATTTGTTGACTCTAGGTTTTGGACAATAATATTTTTCTTTGCTGTTGTGAGTGTTCCAGAGGCAACTGGGGATAATGAGTTTTGAGATGATCCTGATGGAACATAACCAGAAGCAAATACCTCACCATCATTATAAACTGTAGCATTGATACAATATTCAACACCACTATTATCAGAAGCAGAAGTCCAAATAGTTCCACTACCCAAAGTAGTTAATCCAATAAAAGCAGAACTTGGAAGTTTTACAATTTTATAAACAATACTATTTGACTCAGCATAAAGTGAAATATTATTTAATCTAACTGATATTCTGTTTGGATATCCTTGGAAAGTATTTTTGAGACGAATAGCAACTAATGGAAGTTCTGTTCCACCTGGAGTTGGAATTGATCTTGTAGTTGTCATTGTGTATGCAAAATCAACACCACTTTCTACATATCCACCTTCACTTGCAACAGTAGAACAAATTTGATCAAATGATGCTCCCACACCAACACCAGTATTTCTTATCTCACAACGAACTGGTAAGTTTGGATTTGCAATATAAACTGTTGGATTGTTGTTGGAATGATAAAATTCATGAGCAGTAATTAACTTTCCATCGTGAGCAAAACCACAACGAACTCTACCAACACCTAACCATTGAAAGTCAATAAATGCTAATTGAGTTTTTGTAAAATCAATATTAAAACCAGAAGCACCAGTTCCATCACATTTATCCTTATTCCATTGTGATCTTGGAATTCTTGTTTCTGTTGCACTTCCTGATGTAAAAGTTCTGATGACCCAGTTATAAGTTCCTATTCCAGCATTAACTCCATCAGAAGTACTTAATCCAACCTGCTCTAAGTAGATTCCGTCTCTATCATCAAAGTATCCAGTTCTTTTTGTTGCATTCTGTTGAGGTGCATAAAAATTAAAAGAACTAAAAATTAGTTGCGATTTTCCTGGTTGATAATGGTGATAAAACTTTGTTTGGTGAATACTAGATGCTGTGCTTCCAATGCCAGTTTGTAATCTTGCACATGCTTGGTTTACTTTAAATGTTATTGTTGAACCAGCCCCTGATGAACTATCAATAAAGTTGGTATCAATAGCATATAGATGTTTATAATCACCAAGGGTAAATGGTTCAGAAACTCTCTGTCTACCAAAAGCATCATGCGAATTATTATCTGGATTAATTATTAACCCAGTACCTGTTTGTATTCCAATAGTGCCTGTTACTGGAAATGGATTAAATTCTGATATTACTTGACCATCACTTGATGCTACACCAACTACTTCAAATAAAGATCTTTCTTGATTTAAATAATCTTGAGTAGTTATATTCCAAATTGCCATAACTTAAATCCACTCTAGTTTTGCTGGATGATATCTATTTACTTTAGTAATGTTCGTATTTCTTGGAGTTGCTGGATAGATTTGGTGAACCATTGCACCTGGATATTCTCCTTGCAATTGTTCTGCTAATTTATCTTTTGATGGGATCCCACTATCAGTTACCATCTCTATTCTGTAAATGCTACCCTGCCAAACAAAGTCTGCAGCAAACTCTTCCCCAACTTTTTGGGGAGTTGGTTGTGCCCCAATATTCAAAGTGCCATTAAAGTCACCTGAAATATTAATACTCTCTGAAAGAAACTGTTTGTATGATTTCATATCAACATGCCCACTTTCTGAGTGCTAATGCTTTTCTTGTAGGTCTTCCTTTTTCATCTTTCATAGGACCAGGCATTCCTCCCATACGAGCACAGAATGATCTTTTACGTGGACCACCTTTTGGTTGAGGTGCTTGTAGATTACTCCCAGGATTTTCCCTTTCATAAGATTTTCTACCTTTTTCATTAAGTCCACCAGATGGATTCTTACCTTCCTTTTTTTGCCATGCAGCAACTTCTGTGATGAAGTCATTATAAGACATGCCTTCAGAAACACCCTCATCACTAGACATATATTCTGCTGCAGTATCAATAAAATCTGCTGCTCTGGTAATCTTTGATTGTACCCAAGCAGGGAGTTGTTGATCACCCTTTTTAATTTTGCTTCTTAAAATACTAACTGCCCTTTCAATTTGATCAAACTCAACTCTTGCCATATATCCTTCTTCATCTTTCTTCTTTCCAGAAGCAATTTCTTTATGATCCTCATGAATCTTTGATTCATTTGCTGGATGAATTTTAGCAATAGTATACTTGTCCCACATAGAGGGACCCCATGAACACTCTTCTCTTTTTTCGTTCTTTTTACAAAGGAGACAATACTTTGTATCCTTTTTATACTGTTCCTCTGGAGTTGTTTCTTCTTTCATGGGTTTCTTTTTTTCTACTTTCTTGAGTCTTGTGTAGTAATCTGGAAGTTCATCTACATGCTGAAGTGCAGTGATTCTTGCTCCACTCTTACTAGTAGTATGCTCCCCTTCAATTTCAGTTCCAATTTTTACCTGTTGTACAATTTTATCCAGAGTAACTTTATGCTTTTTAGCAAGTTCCTCTGGAGTTTTATATGCTTTTACAGGACCTTTTGGATCTTTCATTGGACATTATTCCTCTGTACTATTTAGAAGTCCTTGCTTTATGAGTTTAGATAACTCTGCTGTAGAACCAACAAACAAAGAATTGTTGACTGTGGTTGGACCTTTTTGTGGAGCATCTAGATCTTTCATCTTCTTCTGTAGATCCATCAACTTATCACTTACATCTCCCACTGATTTGATTAATTGTCCTGCAACTTCATATGCTCTTGGATGACCAGACTCTTGAGCAAGTTCCAGAATACCATTTATTGCTTCTTGTCCCTTTTCAATCAAACTATAAAGATTACCTCTGGTGTATTCATAATCTTTTTGTGGATCATCTGGAACTTCTGCTTTTTTTATTTCAACAGGTTCTACTTCAACAATTTTAGTTTCAATGTCCAGTGCTTGTTCAATTTCTTCATACTTGTCTTTCATAATCAGATGTCCACATCAGTTCCTTGTGAGTTGCTGTAAGTCTTAAAGTCTACAAATTCTTCTACTGTGTCATTAAATCCAAAGTCATCGCCAAATTCAATCAGAGAATCATCAGTTGCATCTATAATATTATCATCATTATAATCTTCCAGTGCCTTAGGAGTTACTGTATATCTAACTTCTCTCTTTGCATTTCTAATAGCATTAGTTGCATAATCAACTTGAACCTTCTTGATGAGACCTTGATCATCTGAAGGAATTGCACCAAACATGTATGTTTTTGCAGTAAAGTTTAAAGTATAAATTAAAATTCTTCTTGTGCTATAATCTCCTTCATAATCATCTCTAAATCCAACTCTATTCAAGACAACTGGAATATCTCTCTTCTCACCTATCTCCGGAATCATATTTACTGTTACATTGAATGATGGTTGGAAATATGGTAAAATTTGCTCTACAATTTGTAATGCATCATCTTGAATTTTTGCCATAATGTTTAATTCAAATCCCAAATTGTATGGGACAGGCATATAAACTCTTCTTGATTGAGTGCCATCAGTAACTTCAGCACTCTTAAAAGTTTGAATTGTTGATGCTTTTCTAGTAGCATCATAATCAATAGAAACCATTTCAAATGACATTCTTGGTAATGTCAAAGCAATCTTTCTGTCACCTGATGGGTTTTGTTCAATTCTTGCTAAGAACTTTTGGGTTGGTCCATAAGCAAGGGGAACTTTTAAGACTGAAACTGGGTTGTCGGATTCATCAACATGCCTAATTTGAATGTTGTTGAACAGAGTACCAAAAGCAATTACAGTCTTGCTAATTCCTTTATTATAAAAATAAT